AAATAAAATATATTTTAACTATAGATGGAAGATGCATTGATAATGACAGACTCACTTTTAAAGAGATTTCGAAAACTTTAAAAATTGAGCAGTCTTATCTGACGCCGCCCCTATATTAATTCGCGATTAATAAAGAAAAGGATGAAGCAAAGATGACTCAAGTCACCAAACGTAACGGAATTAAAGAATCATTAGACATCGAAAAACTACATAAGGTAGTTTTCTTTGCGTGTGAAGATATTACAGGTGTGAGTGCATCTGAAGTAGAAATTAAAAGTCAAATACAATTTTACAACGGTATGCAAACTAGTGAGATACAAGAGACACTGATCAAAGCCGCCGCAGATCTTATATCAGAAGACACACCAAACTATCAATACGTTGGTGGCAGGTTAATTAACTATGCGCTGCGCAAGGAAGTATATGGCGGCTACGAACCATGTCACGTTAAAGAGCTAGTAGATCGCAACGTAGACAGAGGCTTTTATGATCCAGAACTGCTCGAGTACTACACTGACGATGACTGGGAAAAGATCAACAGCTTTATTAAACACGAGCGTGACGAGAATCTAACATACGTTGCCATGGAGCAACTGCGTGGCAAGTATCTAGTACAAAACAGAGTAACCAAAGAGATCTTTGAAACTCCCCAGATGTGTTATATCCTTATTGCTGCTACACTGTTCCATAAGTACGAAGGCGACGAACGACTAAAGTGGATTAAAGACTATTACGATGCTATTAGCCTACACGACATTAGTTTACCCACTCCGATAATGGCAGGTGTACGTACTCCGCAGCGCCAGTTTAGTAGTTGCGTTCTTATTGAAACGGGCGACAGCCTCGACAGCATTAATGCTACTGCCGCCAGCATTGTAAAGTATGTAAGTCAGAAAGCAGGCATTGGCATTGGTGGCGGAGCAATTAGAGCAATTGGTTCCCCTATCAGGAAAGGTGATGCATTCCATACAGGAGTTGTTCCCTTTTTTAAGCACTTCCAATCAGCAACACGAAGCTGCTCACAAGGCGGCGTGCGCAACGGCGCAGCAACAATATACTATCCCATATGGCATTTAGAAGCAGAAGAATTGCTTGTTCTCAAAAACAACAAAGGCACAGAAGACAACCGTGTTCGTCATATGGACTATGGTGTACAGTTTAACAAGCTAATGTACGAAAGGCTTATCCAGGGCGGCAACATTACATTGTTCTCGCCCAGCGATGTTCCTGGACTACACGATGCGTTCTTTGCTGATCAAGATCTGTTCCGTGAGCTTTATGAAAAGGCAGAGCGCAGTACAAAGATTAGAAAGAAAACTATTAAAGCACTTGACTTGTTTCTTGCATTTATGGAAGAGCGTAAAAACACAGGTCGCATCTATCTACAAAACGTAGACAACGCTAACGAGCATGGAAGCTTTATTCCTTCACTTGCGCCGATCCGCCAAAGTAACTTGTGTGCAGAGGTCGACTTGCCAACTAAGCCACTCAGCGATATCAACGATCCAGATGGTGAGATCAGTCTGTGTACACTAAGCGCAACAAACTGGGGTAACATTAAGACACCCGCAGACTTTGAACGAGTGTGCAGACTAGCTGTACGCGGCCTAGACGCGCTGTTAAGCTACCAGAACTATCCTATCCTGGCAGCACAGTTGAGCACAGAGAAGCGTCGTCCTTTAGGCGTTGGCATTATCAACTTTGCTTACTGGATGGCAAAGAACGGATTCACATATCAAAACGTAACACCAGAAGCACTTGCTAAGATCGACGAGTGGACAGAAGCGTGGAGTTACTATCTTATCAAAGCAAGCGCAGACCTAGCAGCAGAGCAGGGCGCGCCGAGTGGTAATATGGAAACAAAGTACGGACACGGTATTACGCCAAACCAAACCTACAAGAAGGACCTAGACGAACTAGTGCCGCACGTTGAGCGCATGGATTGGGACGGACTACGAGCGCAGCTAAAACGCACAGGCATCCGTAACTCAACACTAATGGCACTTATGCCAAGTGAAACATCTGCACAGGTAGCAAACGCAACCAACGGCATTGAGCCGCCAAGAGCATTGATTAGCATTAAGCAAAGCAAACACGGCGTACTAACGCAGGTTGTACCGGAGTACAAGAAGCTAAAGAACAAGTACGACCTACTGTGGACGCAGAAGTCTCCGGAAGGTTACCTTAAGATTATGGCCGTGCTTCAGAAGTACATTGACCAAGGTATTAGTGTTAACACCAGCTACAACCCAATCTTCTTTGAAGATGAAAAGATTCCGATGAGCGTGATGCTTCAGCACTTGTTGATGTTTTACAAGTATGGCGGCAAGCAACTGTACTACTTTAACACCAATGACGGACAAGGTGAAGTTGATGTCAACTCAATCATAGCAGCACAAGAAGCACCATTAGACGACTCAAATATCGACGACCAAGATTGTGAATCGTGTTCAATCTAAGCACTTGACAAACAACAAAAATACTGTACAATAAACGAAAGAGGATTACTGTAAAATGTTATACGACTAGAAGAAGTTGATAAATAAATATAATAGGAGAATATTATGTTTGTTTATATGTGGACTAATTTAGTTAATGATAAAAAGTATATAGGAAGACATGCTGGAAAACAGACGAGCACTTATAAAGGTTCAGGAAAGTATTTTCGACGTGCTTTAAATAAATTTGGAGAAGAGAACTTTAAAAGAGAAATATTAAAAGAATGCAAGGATTTAACTGAATGTATTAAATGGGAACAATATTATTTAGATTTTTATAATGCTTCTAAAAACATTAATTTTTATAATATTTCTCCTAGCGCACATGGCGGACATCATGGTGCAGACTATAACGGAGAAAAAAATCCAATGTGGGGTCGAAAACATCCTAACCATGTTCCCCACTATGGAAAAGATAACGGAATGCACGGAGTTAGAAGAAAGCTTTCTGAAAATCCAAATGCTAAAAAGGTTAAACTAATTAATCCTAGTGGTAAAGAATATTACTTTGATAGTATGTTAGAAGCTTGTATTTCTCTTACAGGAAGTGAAAAAGAATATGGAAAAATGAAACATTTATTCCATAAAACGAAAGAAAATAAATCTTTAAGAAAAGATGCTAGATTTTATAATTGGAAAGGATATTACACCAATGAGCAATAGCAGTGTATTTGACACGAGTAACAGAGCAAACCACACGGAAGTAAAGGCTTTCCTGGACCCAAGTGGTGGTCCTACAATACAGAGATACGACACTATGAAATATCCTAGTATTGACAAATTTACTGACAAGCAGTTGGGGTTTTTTTGGTTACCACAAGAAGTTGATATCTATCAAGATGCTAAAGACTTCAAAGCACTTACAGAACACGAACGTCATATCTTTACTTCGAACCTAAAGAGACAGATCCTGCTCGACAGTGTACAAGGCCGTGCACCAGTAGAAGCATTTGCTCCTATTGTATCGCTGCCTGAGTTAGAGAACTGGATTCAAACTTGGACGTTTAGTGAGACTATTCACAGCCGCAGCTATACACACATCATTCGCAACGTGTATTCAAACCCAAGCAAGATCTTTGACGGCTTAATGGACATCAAAGAGATTGTGGAATGTGCCGAAGACATCTCCAAGTACTACGATGACTTGATTGAAATGTCAATGTGGTACAATCTGCTAGGTGTAGGTACACACACTGTTAACGGTAAAGAAGTTGTTGTTGACTTGTATGAGCTAAAGAAGCTGCTATACCTGACACTTATGAGCGTTAATATCCTCGAAGGCGTGCGGTTCTATGTTAGCTTTGCGTGTAGCTGGGCGTTTGCTGAACTAAAGAAGATGGAAGGCAATGCTAAGATCATTAAGTTTATCGCGCGTGACGAAAATCTACACTTGGGTAGCACACAGTTGATGCTTGGGATCCTACAAAAAGACGACCCAGACTTTGTTAAGATTGTAGAAGAAACCAAGGACGAGTGTATACAAATGTTTGTAGACGCAGTTGATCAAGAGAAAGAATGGGCAGAGTACCTGTTTAAAGACGGTTCTATGATCGGACTTAACACTCACTTACTAAGCGAGTACATTGAATGGATCTGTACACGTCGAATGGAAAAGGTAAAGCTACCTAGCCCGTACAACGTAAAGCATAATCCGCTACCTTGGACACAGAAATGGATCTCAGGATCAGACGTGCAAGTAGCCCCTCAGCAAACGCAGATAAGTTCATACATCACAGGCGGCAGCAAGCAAGATGTCGACGGCGATACCTTTAAAGGAATGAGTCTTTAAATGTGGACCAACCCAACTACAATTGATCCTGATATATTAAGCATGTCAAAATCTCTCAATTGTAGTTGGGTTGGCGCAGTTAGCGTAAAATACGAATCAGCTTATGACATCAACGATTGTCATAATAATTCTAGTTTACATGCTACTATATATGGCGGAACTCAAACAATTGGATATTATTTTATAAAGGGGTTCGGTACTACACAGGCAATTCGTCATAGCGTGTGGGAGAAAAATCAAACACTGTTAGATGTAACTCCGCATTTAGATAATAGAGAATACATTATTTTTGCAAAAAGTGCAATACAAAATAAAGAGTATTCTATACCTAACTGTTATTTTCAGTCTCTTGCTAAATATATAGGACAGGAGACTGAAGTTATGTATTATGTATATCAGATAGTAGACCCAAGAAACAACCAGCCGTTTTATGTTGGAAAAGGAAAAGGACGAAGAGCAAAAACTCATTTATGGAAAATTCCTGAAACTAGAAATGCATATAAAGAGAATAAAATTGCTGATATTCGAAAATCCAATCTAGAACCTAGAATTGAATATATTGCTGAAAATATTATCGACGAAACACTAGCATATAACATCGAAGCAGTATTAATTAAAAAATATGGCAGAAAAGGTTACGATAAAAATGGTATACTATCTAATGTATGCTTAGACAACAGGCCTCCTAACCAAAAAGGAAAGACATATGAAGAAATCTATGGTATTGAAAAAGCATTAGAACAAAGAAAACTAAGGTCTAGACTTCAACAAGAACGAAAAGGGTATGGACCAAAAACTCATACTGAAGAAACTAAAAATAAAATTAGCAAAAGTATTACCGAACTGCACAATAACAGAGACTGTTCACATAACGAAGGAACCAAGAAAAAAATTGGACTAGCCAATAGCAAGTATACAGGTAAGTTAAATAAGAAAAGTTATTGCTATGTGTTAACATCTCCTACTGGTGTAGAGCACGAAGTATACGGTGGAGAAGCAACAGAATTTTGCAAACAAAATAATTTAAGTTGGAGTACACTTAAGATGCAGATACAAAAAAACTGGCCTATTCCTAAAAAAGGTAAAACAAAAGGTTGGAAATTAGAGGTAAAGAATGAAAAATAAGGAAACAGAAATATCAAGCTACATCACAGGCGGCAGCAAGCAAGATGTCGACGGCGATACCTTTAAAGGAATGAGCTTGTGAAAATAATAGTTTGGAGCAAAGACAACTGCCCGTATTGCACGGCAGCATTTGAACTGTTAGATCGAACAAATCTAACATACGAAACAAGAAAGATCGGCGACGGTTGGACTAGAGAGCAGCTATTAGAAGCTGTTCCTACTGCTAAGACAGTGCCGCAAATCATCATCGATAAACAAGTTATTGGTGGATACAACGACCTGACTTCTTACATGGAAGACACAGGATTTAATGGAACAGGATGGAGCCTATGATAATCGAAACCCCGTACACACGGAACGACACAATTACACTAAAGACAATGGCAGGCGAAGAAGTAATCGGACGCTTTGAAACAGAAGATGCTAGTCATATTACAGTATCAAAGCCAATGGCAATTATGGCAAACGGACAAGGACTTGGCCTAGGACCATTTGCTTTTACTATTAGCCCTGACTCAAAAGTCAAGCTAAATAAAGCTGGGATACTGTTTATACACAAGACTGACGCTGAAATGGCCAAGCAGTATGTAACAAGTACAACAGGTATTCATACAGCATAAGGAACTACTATGGGCCACGACATTCATCGTTTGGGAGATCCAAACACTGCTGGCGCAGATGTAACTAGCACAAAGCAAACTAACGTTACAGCAGGTAGTAGACCAGTAGCTACAGACGGTGACCCTGTTGCAAGCCACGGTACTGGAATACACTCGTCACCTAATACAGCAAACGGTAGCGGCACTGTGACCATCGAAGGCATACGTGTAAATCGCGAGGGAGATCCAGATACGTGCGGTCATCCTCGCGCTGTTGGTCTGCCAACAGTACAGGTTGGCGAGTAATTGATTGACAGCCGCCTAAGCTTGTGCTATAATTAAAATATAACAGACTAGAGGTAGAGATGAAAAAGATTCTAACAGACGTCGATGGCGTTCTGCTTGACTGGGAGTCTTCGTTCCACAAGTGGATGAAGTTAAAGGGTTACAGCAAAGTAAAGCAAAATGAATATAATATCAAGCTTTCCTTCGACTGGAACGAGGAAGATGATCACCACGACATTGTGCGTGAGTTTAACAGCAGTGCTTGGATGGGCTACCTCGATCCTCACAAAGACGCAGTAGATGGCGTACAGAGGCTCTGGTTAGCTGGGTATGAGTTTGACGTTATTACTAGTATGAGCAGTGATCCTTATGCACAAGAGTTGCGTAAGATGAATTTGAAACGTTATTTCGGTGCGCACTTTATGAAACGCTTTGTATCACTTGATTGCGGTGCCGACAAAGACGAAATCCTTAAAGAATATGAAGGCACTGGTTACTGGTGGATTGAAGACAAGCCAGAGAACTGCGATGCAGGATTAGCAGTAGGGCTTCGCCCGATACTAATTGATCACCTTCACAACCGATGGTATGACAATCCTAACGTTATTCGTGTAACTGACTGGAATCAACTTGTAAACGTTATTTTGGAAGATTAATCGAATGAAGATGCACGATGAACTCGTACTAGCATTTCACACATATCTCAAAGAACACGAACAGTTTGAGAAAGGTGTTAAAGCCGCGGCTCCTCGTGCAAGGAAAGCATTACACGAACTACATTTGCTCACTAGAGAGCGCAGAAAAGAAATTCAAGAACAAAAGAGCGAGATGTAACATGGGCGATGATTCGCTAGAATACCTAAGAGACCTTGGCGTAAGGGCGCTGGCATATGAAGAAGTACGATCTGAAGTAATTGGATTTATT